GCAGTCACACTCACTGCAGGTCTTGGATGTCTCAACGCTTCAGGATCAGACATATGAGGCAATGGTTCTAGTTGAGGTGCTTTAGGTTCATAACACTCTTTACAAACCCGGAACCCCGTCCATTCTTTTTTTAAAGTCTTATAAGCGTATTGAAAGCCACATCGATCACATATCGCTATGGCAAATTTGCCTGAAGCGTAAGCCATTACGCCCTCTTAGATCTCATATTAGGCGCAATAAACAAAGAGGCTCGGCTTTCATCTTGATCTGCAGCCCTGGCAAATTCTTCTTCATACATTCCTTTTAGCATATCCACTCTTTCTGGAGCTCGTTTGATTGACAAGTAATAAGCCAAACCTGCAGCCAAACAGGGATAAAAACGAAAAGGAACGCCTAGTGTATTTACCCCGGCATCACCATCTTCAATTCTGATTAACCGATTAATGTATAAAGCGTCTGTACTGTTTTCAGCCGCTGGCCAAAAGTACAATCGAGGCGTGATTTGTTTGTCTAAATACCATTGGGTAGGCCGAGCTTCCGTAGTCTTCGTAGGTATATTCCAATACGCTGACCTGGAAATTTGCTCCATCTGAATATCAGTAGTCGTACCACCAGAAGTAGTTCGAATAATGACATCCAATACATCAATAGTATAAGCATCTAAATCAAAGTAAGTATCTGATTTAGTTAGTGTTGTGTTCGTATTATTCACCGTCCACTGATTGAGGCCACGATTAGCCCAATCAGCAAACAGTAAGTTCAAAGAACGTCGAGCAGTGACACCGTCATATCCGGTTCGATACTCCAGTCCACACCGCTCAAACGCTTCTTCTACATACTCCGCAACGTCTGGTTCAAAGTCTCTAGACCCTGATGTCGCCATAACTTCTCCTATGAAACAAAGATAGTTACACGATCCACATTGGTTATATCTGCATAAACACCATTAAATGCTTTTACTCCCTGATCAGGAATATTGAGCGTCTCATTGGTATTGGCATTAACTCCTAGAGTTAATAAGACAGTTCCACTAGCTGCACTCGCATTATCATAAAAGATAACGGAGCCATCGGAACTGCCTCCAGCAACAATGAGACCGCGCAATCTGCAGGAATGGTCTACTAATGCGCCATCAGCGGTAACTGTTGCAGTTTTTACATCATTACCTGTGATACGAGTAGCCATATATCAATTTGCTCCTATATTAAGCGTCAGCAAAAGGAGTAACTATAGTGCCTGAACCAAGTATTAATCCTTCTACTGCATATTTAGCACTTGCTATAGCAGTAACTCTAATAATACTTCCAGCTAATCCACCTTTAGTAGAACCGTTTTGAGTGATCACATCATTAGATGAACCAGAAATAAATGTTTTACCTGTAGCGTCATCAACACCAGTATAAATTCCACCAACAAACTTGTCAGTGCCATCTGTTTTGATGTCCATATCAGTAGCCGCTGTTACGACTATGAAAGTAAATTGTGCGCCAAAGTTACAAGTTTGCCCTGGATCGCCTTTATCAGCAGGTTCAGTGGTCACAATGCTAGGGAGTGTAAATACACCATCTGCATCGTTACAAAGAAGTGGTCTGCCTGCATGAGCAGCCACAGTAATTGAAGTATCAGCAGTTAAGCTGACGACTCCGTTGTATCCTGCATTGATAAGACCAGCCAAGGATCGAATTGGGCCAGCAAAAGTAGTTTGTGCCACCTAAGTACCTCCTTACGAAAGGGTTTGCCCTAGAGTCTTCGTAAGCGTCTGCTGGGTCAGTCGCTAGGGCTATTTTTCCCAGATTAAAAAAGTGGGGGGGGAATAACCCCCCCAAAGCTTTACGCTCCTTGAGATCCGTATACGCAACGGGGATTTGACCACCCGAAGCTGTATCTTTCTCTCGCTTTGTAGCGAACATTACCCGTATCGAAATCACCTTCCATTGAGGTGGATATGGGTGAACGCTCAAAGTGCTTGAAGCCATCAGGACAGTCGGTCAAGAGAAACCATGCATCCGTATCTGTCAAGAAATGGTTGACTGAATAACCTTGCGGTAACAATCCCATATTCCTTACAGCGTTGATGTCATTGTCTGCCGTACCAACCCTTCCTGGGCTTTCGAGCAATCGATCAGCAATAAACTGAAGTTGAGGAGGAACAATCAATTTAGTCCCTTGAAGGGCCAAAATCATGTTTCTGTCATCAACAAAAGTACTAATACCAATCAGTGCATTTTCTAACGATGTCTCATTTAAATCAGCCATCGTACTTGCACGATTTGCCCAAGTACCACCACCAGCAAGCGTATGTGCAGTATTGATCAAAGAAAGACCATCACCGCCCGTATAGCTTGATGAAAACGCATTATTCAATACGTTAGCAGCTTTAACCTGCTTGGTGTGCGCCATACTTCTAGCCAAAGCTTTCGTATAACGTGCGCCGAGTCGATCATAGAGATTGTCTTCGACAGCCTCTTCAGTCAACGCAAACGCTAGGGCTACAGTTTCGTGAGTATACCGAGCCGTAAAACCTTCACTCGCAGAGTCATAATCAACCCCTTGACCTTCAGTTTTGACTTCAGCATTACCGAAACCAACGATTAGAACTTCTTCTTCAAATGCTCGATCTGAAGATTCAGTTTCAAAAATTTCCGCATGCTCGTTTTCGTAACGATCATACTCCATACCAAATAAAGCATTGAGTCCAGGCTCTAGCTCTTTGGCTAATTGCGCTCTTGAAATCGCCATTAGTTATTCTCCTAAGCTAGACCGACTTGCTTCTGACCAAACAGATGATTCTGAATGGTGACAAGCACGTTGGTATTGGCTGAACTTACATCTGAATTTTCTGGGTCAGTAGAAATATCCAGGGCTTTTAATGGAAGGGTAGCTGTAGTAGCTCCCGTAGTAACGTCTAGTTCCATATAGGACCATCCGCTATTGCTACTTCCTGTACCGCTATTATCGACAATATCAAAATTGCCAAATAGATCAGCGACAGGAAAGGCTGCATCCGCTTGCACTTCAAAGACATCAAAAGGATCGTCATAAAGGAAGGCAATTGCGTCTGTAGCTGCGTTACCAGGCCAGTAATTACTCCACGTAGGCTTACTCGTGGTTGGGTCTGTATAGAAACAACCGTTGAATACACCCACGATAATATCGCTTGTCGCGCTTCCACCGTCTGCTCTAGCAATACGAGTCACAATACCAGCGGTGTTTTGCGTAACAATGTCACCTTGGTAAATATTAGTCGTATTGGTTTGATCGCTAGTGGTTATACGATAACGAGATTGACCGGAGTTATTGGGCTTACCTTGTAGGTTTCGCACATAGCGGAGTCCAAAAGGGGAATCATTATTCGCCATCTTTTATTCTCTCCGTAAACACAATCAAAATAACGTCCAAAGCTATGCTTTAGGACTGCCAAATGAAACCTGAGTCTTCCTATCCCTAGAGATAGGCATCGCAGGATTCTCTTCTCGCATCAAATCATTATCAACAGCTTTCATCTGCTGATCCGTTTGACGCTCATAATGAGAGTTCCTTTCATCCACCGTTTCCTTTGGAATCTTGCAGAGAATCAATCCACCAACGCCTATTGTGCCAGCGTGTTTTCCCTCATCGATTGTTGGCAAATCATAGCCTTCAACCTCTTTGGGACTCACAGGCTCAAATCCCTCGCGGAATCGCATGTGAACATTGGTTTTATCATCCTCTCCTCTGATGTGGGTTCTCACCCATCGATACACCATTCCAGGTGGTGGTTCAGGAGTCTCAAGCACTTGAGGTGGAGTCCATGGTCTTCTTGCAGTCTCTGTGGACCGAGAAGAAGCATTCCTTGGCGTTCTGTTAGAGCCGTTTCCTGTTTCTTCACTCATGATCTCTGTAACCTCATCTTTTGTTTCGCGTATTCTTTGAATGGCACTCCTAGTTTTTTAGCAAGTTGCTGTTCACTAGGACTTAATTCAATCCTACGATTATTTTGATTGCGTCCAGTTCCTGTTGTGCGCGTACCGGAAACGACCGTTTGGACGGGTTGGCCTTCTCCTGCGTTAGTAAACTTATGAGGAAGTTCTTCCCTCATACGTTTATTTATTTGAGAGTAGTATTCATCAGACTCTAAGTCAATTCCACTACCCTGCAATTCATTGTGTATAGCAAACGCCACATTGGTCATAACAGTGTCTGTTCCAAACCATTCGTTTTCACCAGCCCATTCCTGTGCCTTAACGGAAGGTTCCTCATAGACAGGTTCTTGAGCAGGCTCTTGAAAATCTTGAACCCGCTGTTCTTGTTGCGCTTGTTGCTCTTCAGCCCAATTCTGATATTGGGTTTTATAGTTTTCATACTCTTGTTTATAGCGATTTAAAGAAGATCGATCCGCTTCGGCCTGCGCCAACATCTGTTGTGCGTCAGCCATAGTCTCAGAATCTCCAGCATCATAAGCAGTTTTTAATGCTTTCTTCGCGGCTGCTGCCTGAGCTTCCACTCTGTTCTCAAACTCATCTTTATAGCCTTCCTGAAGTTTCATGTTCTCTTCAGTGGATTGCGTTTGAGATTGAATTAACTGACCGGAAAGCTGCTGGTTTTGTTCATGCAATTCTTTTGCATACTGCAATGCTTGGAGTTCTCTACGCTGATACTCCTTAGCTTGTGCTACCGCTTGATTAATTCGTTTTTGAGCGCCTCTGGCTCGTTTCTCTGTCTCAGAGATTTCTTCGCCTTCTGGCTCTGGGCTACTGTCTTCAAAGTCTTCTTTAACTTCATCGTCTGTTATCGGAGATACAGACTCCACATCTTCTTCAGACAGATCAATAAAAGTAGATTCTTCCTGAGTCTCTTCTTCTACCCGCCTTGGTTCTGGAAGAGCAGCTTTTTGGATGTTTTCATCATCCAGCTTTTCTAAAGCTTCAGTTAGTGTTTCTTCAGCCATGTTTTCACCTATGCAGATTTAATATCATTTGGGTCAAGAATAGTTCCGATTACTTCATCATCGTTGATAATCCGAACTTCATGATTGTCCTCAAGTTGAAATCGAGCTCCTGCATATCTGCTAATCAGTATCCAGTCACCTTTCTTACACCAAGGAACCCCATTGAATTTAGATGCGTCCTCATACGCCAAAGGTCCAACCTTGAGAACGTAACACACTGATGTAGATAGATTTTCTTTATCCATCGTGGATTCAAGTAATTGAATCCCCCCATCAGTGACACCCTTACCCTTGTACGGAAGAACTAATAGTCTCCATCCAGAAGGTTCTGGCATCCTTTCAATTAATGATTTATCTAACACGGCTGGGTCTAAGACCCTTTCGTTTTCGCTTATATATGCGTCTGTTATAGACGATGTTGCGACGGTGTCCACTTGTGGCTCACTCATCGATATCTCCTTCAATATGCAACGCTTCTTTTAAGTCTTGTCGCAGGGTGCGAAGCATTGATAATTCACCCATAACGAACTTGTATTCCTCCATATCTTTTATAGCGCCAGAGGACAAATACTGCATATGGCCTTCTTCGTATTGTCTGAGCTTCTTATTGATATAAGAAGCTAATGCAACTGAATCCATTAATCTTTTGATTCAGGAGAAAATGGTACGAACGGTTGCCTTGGAGCCGCGAGTCCTGAATATGGAAGCAATGGAGCGGTTGGCATTGGTTGTCCATACCCACCAAATTGCGTTTGAGGCGTAGCCATTATCGGCATTTGATGTACCGGGTATTCAGATCCCGCTATGTTTCCACCAGGTTGCATCATTCGTGCTCTTATTTCCTGCATCTGTTTTTCGTAATCCTCTCGTATCGAGGGATCAAAAGACTGGCCTATAATATTTCGGGGTATATAGGACGAACCAAATCCTTCAAACGGGTCCACTTCAACCAAAGGGGGAGGTGTAAAGACAGGAGGTGCAGGAGGAGGTTCAGGAGGCGGCTCTGCAGGCAGAGTGCTTATAGGCGGAGTCTCCTCTGCTTCTTCTTTTATTATCTCCTCTATACGTTCCTGACCTTCAACAGGGTCCATATACCCCTCTTCTACGGCCCTACGTGTCTCAGCTACTCTTTGTCCTGGGTTATTAATAGTATCGCCAGTTATAATGCTTAACCCACCCATGTCAGGTCTTGTTGGAGCAGGTCCACCCATACCACCACCACCACCGTAAGCCTGTTCTTGAGTCGCTATTCTTTCTCCAGCCGCTCTTCCTGTAAGTGGGTCAGCTCCAGTAGTACGATCTAAAAAAGGATCTCTTGTTCTTTGCGCTCGTTCTGAAGCTTTATATCCCTTAATACGCGCTTGTATTGATTCTGGCGAAGCAGTCTTCAGATACACATCCATATCACTGGGAGTTCCCTCT